CCTGAGGGTTGACCCGGTTCAGGGCCGCCTTCACCTTGGGCGAGAACACGCTGACGTCCGTGTCCGGCACGCCCAGCTCCTGGGACACGGCCTGGATGTACGGCTGTGCCAGATCCTGGATGTCCGCACCGGCCTTGATCTGCTCGGCGAAGGCCGGGTACAGCCCGGCCGACTGCTCGCGCAGGGAGGCCTGGATCTGCTCCATGGACGTCAAGCCTCTGACCACGTACTGGGCGTTGTTCAAGACGGACTGCTTGGTCACGGCCACGCCGTTCTTGTACGCCTCCTGCTTGATGGCCTCGGCCACCTGTCCGGCCATGCCGCCCAGAACCTGGCCGTCCTGGAACTTGATGTACTGGCCGACGAAGTTCTGAATCTCCGCGTCCTGCCAGCCGTACCAGACCATGCCCTTGGCCAGCTGCTCCACGGCTTTGTCCGAGAGGACCGCGCCGGCCTGCACGGCCAGCTTCTTGGCCGCCACCCGGGCGGCCTGCATCTGGGCGTTGTAGGTCGCGGGGTCGGTCTTCTGGAGCACCTGCGCCTGGCGCACGGTCTCGGAGTGGGTCTTCCACCACTTCGTGTTCTTGACCTCGGCCTGGAACTTGTCCGGGCTCCACTGGCCCGACACAGCCTCCTTGAGCTTCTTGTACAGCTCCGGCTGGCTCTTGAAGAAGGCGTAGCTCATGCCGTACGTCTCAGCCAGCTCGTGGGCGTCCAGGTGCGGCGCGGCCTCGCCCGCCAGGGCGTTGGGGTCCGCGGAGGCGGAGACGCCGGAGATCCGGCGTCCGCCCATCCAGCGGTTCATGTAGTACGAGTCCGCCAGGGACGAGATCTTCACGCCCTCGCCGGGGCGAGGGGCGTGAATGAACTTCCCGCCCCCGATGTAGATCCCGACGTGATCCGGACCCTTCTTCGAGGCGTCGGTGTCAAAGAAGACGAGGTCACCAGGCCTCAGCTTGTCGGGCGACACGGAGGCGCCCACCATGATCTGGTTGTACGTCGTCCGCGGCAGGCTGATGCCGTTCTTGTTGAACACGTACTGAACCAGCCCCGAGCAGTCGAAACCGCTCGGGGACGTCCCACCCCAGACGTACTGGGTGCCCAGGTACTGCCGGGCCAGGCTGACAATGTCGTCGCCGCTGGCCATCAGCCACCCGACCCGAAGACCAGCGCGTCCAGGGCGTTCTGGTAGGTCGTCGCCGCCTGGTAGGCGCCGTACTCCTTGCCCTTCTTGATCTGCTGCTCGCCGATGTACTCCTTGCCGGCCTCGTTCACGCCGCCGCTGGACGTCGTGGACGAACTGAGCTGCTGACCGGTGTCCATGTCGTACTGCGTGGTCGTGGTGGCCACGACCGGGTTGTTCTGCTCCGCCGTGTGCAGGGCGGAGGCGAAGTTGGTCAGCTCGCCCGCCCCGGGGTCGCGGCCCATCAGATCCTGGAAGAGCTTGGTGGCCACCGCCTTGGCGGTGTCCGGGTCCGTGAGGTCCACCCGGGTGTCCACCTGCTGCGCTTTGCCGTTGCCCAGGTAGGTACCAGGGCCCATGTACTTGCGTTCGCCGGTGACAGTGTTGATCTGCCAGACCCCCACGGATCTCCACGAGTTGCCGCCGCCGGAGGCCTGCACGTAAGAGGCCAGCAGGTCCATGGGGGAGACCTTCTTGCCTGCGGCCCCGTAGAGGGCCGCCTCGTCCACCAGCCTTTTCCAGAGCTTGCCCGCCTCCAGCGGGCCGTCTCCGAGCTTGAGCATGCCGCCCACGATGGCGGACGACAGGAAGTCGCGCTGCTTCTTGGCGTCCCAGGTGTAGAAGTCCTGCTCCGCCGTCTTCGTCGGCATCCATATGGAGGTCGAGCCGTGCCCGGCTTCGCCCGGGCCGAGCTCCAGCATGTTCTTGCGCGCCTGGGGCGAAGACCCCTTGGGCGCCTTGAAGCCGCCCATCTCGCCCATGTAGACCTGGCCGGTGCCGGCCGAGCTGCCGGCTCCGCCCATAATTGCCGCCAGGGCCGCCTGCACCCTCGGGTCAATACCCGCAAGGGGGTTGCTGCTCGAAGTACCGCCACCCGGCGTGTCGCTCTTCGCAATGGCCATTACGCGGCTCCCGTCAGTGCCATGTCCGTGACGTCCACGCCCAGATCCCGGGCAAGGTACCTGTGGAAGAGATCACCGAAGCGGGTGTCCGCCTCCACCAGGCCGTCCACCACGCGGGCCCAGCCCGCGGCCAAGTCCGCGTTGCTCTTCGCCCCGAGATCGGCGGAGCCGCCCGCCTTGTCCCGGCGGGCCAGCTCGAACGTGACGGCCTTGCGGAAGGCCAGGTACTGCTGGAGCTGACGCAGGTCCGTGCGGCTGGGCAGCTTGGCCAGCTCCGAGTTGGCCACGGCCGTCAGGCCGGGGATCAGGCGGTCGTACCGCTTCGGGTCCAGGGAGTAGTAATCCCGGCTCCACTGCTCGTTGTAGTACGGGTTCTGACTGCCGTCGGGCAACAGCGGGTCCCCGTACAGCTTGGCCACCGCGGAGCGCATCTGCTTGAACTGCTGGGCTCCGTCGTCCTCGAACGACTGGAAGCCCGCGTTGTGCATCTGCGCCGTGACGGCGTTCATCAGCTGCGTGTACTTGGCCCAGCCCAGCCGGCGCTGGTTCTCCTGCATCGCCTCGTCCGCGCTGAGCTTGGTGCGCTGCATCTCCGCGCCGCCCGGGATGAGCGGCGTGGTCAGCTGGTACGTGTACGCCTCCGGGCTGAACGGCCCGTTGCCCTCCGGGCCCACAATCAGGGCCGCAAGCTCCGGGTTCTTGGCGATGAGCCCGGCGTACTTCGTCTCCAGCGCCACGGCCTTCTTGGTGGCGGGCACGCCACCGGCGTTGTCCGAGGTCGCCTGGGCGAACACGAAGTGGGACTCCCCGAACCGCTTGAGGTACTCCTCGTCCGCGGTCATCGGGTTCTTCCGGCGCAGGGCGTTGTACTGGTCCCGGAAGAACTGGTACTTGTCCACGCGCTGCGTGGAGAACGGCTGCGTGAACGCCGTGAAGGCGCTGAAGAGCCAGTAGTCCCGCGTACGGTCCGCGATCTCCTGCGCGGACGGCATCGGCTTGCCCAGGTTGGCATGGTCGTACGCCGCCTGCTGCATGATCTGAAGCTTGATGCGCTGGTAGCGCTCGTCCGAGCTGTCCCAGGCCGAGAGGAAGTTCCTCGCGTATGCGGGCAGCATCTGCTGCGCGATCGTGGTTGGGATGCCCCCGGGCGTGGCCCCGTTAGGCAGCACGCCCAGCTTGCGCAGCAGCTCCGCCTGGTCCGGCTTGTCCTTGGTCAGCAAGGACGCAGGGATGGCCACGATCGGGCCCGTGCCCGGGTTGAACCAGGGGTCTCCCTGCGTGATCAGGTTCATGGAGTCCTGGGAGACTTTCCACTGGCGGAGCTGGTTGTCCACGCTGTCCAGACCCAGCGCCTTGCCGATGTCCGACTTCAGCAGGAACTTGGGCACCCGCGCCATGATCATGCGGTCCGACTTCGGGACCAGCTTCCGCACAAGCTTGCCGGTCTTGTCGTCGTAGACCATGGCCGTGCCGTCGCGCTGGATGCGGTTGCCATCCTGGTCCTGCATCCAGCCCCAGGACAGCGGCGCGTTGAAGAAGATCGACGCGTACCCGACCGTCTGCGGGCGGTCGGCGATGATGCGCGCCCAGCGCTGCCACGCCTCGGTGGTCGCCGCGTAGAACGGCGACATGAAGCGCAGGGCGTGGCCCACGTCGCTCCGGTGGGCGATGTCGAACACGAGCTTCCTCGTGTCCTTGAGCGCCAGGCGCCGGGCCGTCTCTGCGATCCGGTCGGCATCTGCCTGGGTGAGCTTGACGCCCTGCTTCATCTCCTGGCCCGCCAGGGCCTTGGCGTGCCCCTCGTAGAGCTGGTTGAACAGGGGGTGACGGCTCATGCGGTCCGCGGGGACCGAGGCGGCCCACTTGTACCACCAGTCGATGACGTTGTCGATCGCCCGGCTCGCATGGTTCGAGCCGGCCAGGGACTCGCCCAGCTGGGCATTGTGAACGTACTGCGGGTACTGGCCCGTCTTGGCCAGCTCCGTCAGGTAGTCGATGTCCGCCTCGTTCTTGAGGGCGGCCTCGCGCACGCCGGACTCCGCCGGCATGTACTCGTCCACCTCGTGCCAGATGCTCTGGGCAAGGCGCTCCGGATTGTCGTACTTGAGACCTATGCGCTTCCAGTACTGCCGGCCTTCGGGCGTCTTGCGCATCCATCGGGCCAGGGCCTCGGCGGACTCCCCTGCAACAACGCGCTTGGCCGCTTGGTCCTGCATGATCTGGTGGTTGATGGCCTTGTGCCAGGCCTCCACGAACGTCTTCTCGGTGCCCGGGTAGCTGATCGGGGCCGCCATGGTGTCCCCGTAGGCCTTCTGGAGGTTCGAGTGGATCAGCTGCTTGTTCCGCTGGAGCATCGTGCGAAGCTGATCGTCCGAGCTGATCAGCTTCATGTAGTACTCACCCTGTTCGCCACTCAGGGCGGGCGGCAGTACAACACCGGGCGTGACCTCGAAACTCTTGTTCAACTGCGACGCCTGACGGAAGCCTCGCAGTCGCGCCTGCTTCGCGGTCTCGGCCGCGGTCTGCTGGAGCTCGCGATGCGACCTCAGCTCGTCAAGCTGGTCGTTTAGCTGGGACAGCCGGTCCCTGCGGGCCGGCGAGTGGCTGTTCAACCGACTCTCGGCCTGTCGGGTCTGGGCGTTGAGCTTGCTCACCAGCTGCTGCATGGCGTTGTACTTGACCGGGTCGGCCGCCTGGTCCATGGCGTCCAGCTTGGCCTGCGCCCGGGTGGCGCGGGCCCTGGCCTTGCCGAGATCGGCGCGGTAGGCCGCGCCGCGCAGGTCCAGCTGCTTCTGTAGCGCGTCGGCCTCCGCCTGGAGCGGCTTGATCTCCTCATCCGCGTACTTGACGCCCTGAAGGGCGGAAGCCTCGGCCGCCGCGTAGTGGCTGGTCGGCTTCCAGTGGGCAAGGTTCGTCGCCAGGTTCTTGATGCCGTAGCCGGTACGGGCCATCATCGTGGCCGCCCCGAGGCGGGCCACCTGACCCATGAGGTCATCGGACAGGACGCGGGGGATGTAGCCCAGGCGGAAGAGTGTGGCGAACTTCCAGACGTGGCTGATGTTGTCCGCCCCGTTGATCAGCCAGTCCGTGTTACCGATCTTCGATGTGCGCAGCGCCTTCAAGGCGCTGGCGTTCCGGGCCAGCGTCCTGTCCAGCGTCGGCAGGTCGATCAGAACCTGGTTGTTGGCCAGCTTCGTGACCATGTTCGGATGAATCTTCAGGCGCGTGCCGGACTCGTCGGCCGCGAAGATATCCACGCTCCGCGCTGTCTCGTCAGGCACTGCGGGGAAGTTGGCGCCGGAGTACCGGCGCAACTCTTCCTGTCCGTGGGTGATGTTGGCCCTGTACTCGCGGTACAGGTCCATGGCCTCGTTGTGCGTGAAGCCGTGCTTCTCGGCGATCTTCGTGACGGCCAGGCCCTGGATCTCATCCAGGGCGGTCATGCGCTCGCCCTCGGTCGTGGTCTTCAGGTAGTTGTTCAGCAGCTCGGCCCGGATGTTCGGGCCGATGCCCGGGATGCGGGCGATGTGCGCCCGCAGCTCATCCACCGCTTCCGGGTGGATGTCATCGATCGCGATCAGGCCGTTGGGGTGCTTCTCGCTGAAGGAGCGGATCAGCGTCGCTGAGCTGCCGAAGGAGTCCTTCGCGTAGATGCGCGTCTTCTTGATCGCTCCCGCGCCCAGGGCCGAACCGGTACGGAAGTTCCTCTGGCTCTCCGCGCGCGTGTACGCGCGCATGCCCGAGAAGCGTGTCAGGTTGATGGCGTCCAGCTCGCCGTAATGATCCAAGGCGGCGTTGTAGCGGGCCACCATGTCCTCGTCGGCGTCGCTCAGCGCGCGAAGCATGTCGATGCGCTTCTGAACCATCGCTTCGGCGGCTGGGTTCGCCGCCGCCTGGACACGCGGCAGGACGGCCGTCTCAAGCCGGCTCAGCCGGGACGTGTCCTGCTCCATACGCAGCTTCGCCGCGGCGTTCGACTCCTGGAGCTGGGCACGCGCCTCCACATCGCCCAACGTGGTCCTGAGGAAGAGGTTCACCTCTTCCGGGCTCTTGAGCGTGGAGATGATGCCGCCGGCCCGGGGACCCAGGGCCGACTTCCTGAACATGCTCAGGTTGTTGATGACGTCCGGCCTGTCCTTGTTCTTCCAGATGAAGTCCTGAGCCTTCGCCATGCGGCTGCTCTTCATCATCTGGTCGATGGACGCCGACGACCACCCGCCCGCAGGGCGGGGCGTCACCACGTACTTCGTACGGGCGGCGCCCACGGCCTTGCCGCCCAGGACCACCGGGTCCAGCCACCACCTGGAGGCGAAGTCGGTCGCCCCCGAGGCAAAGCCGAACCATGCGTGATCCCGGCGAAGCTTCTCGATCTCCTCGTTACCGACAACGGGCATGCCCGCGTTCTTCAGCAGCTCCTGCTGCTGGTCGTGCGGCAGATCCTTGAAGCCGTCCGGCAGGTACGCCGGACCGGGGCTGGCGTACACCGGCTTGGCGTTGAGGACCGCCTGCCCCTCGGAGTGGTTCAGCCAGAACGCCTGACCGGGGCTGACGTTGTTGGCCACATGCCAGGCCTTGGCCCACTTCGAGGCGGAGAACCAGTCGCCGCTGAAGGCGAAGGGGTCCGAGTCGCTGCCCCGGGCCTCCTTGCCCATGAGCAGGGCCGTTGATAGCGGCTGGCTGACGCCGTTGTCGTACAGCCAGTTCAGGCCCTGCATGATCCGCTCCAGGCCGGAGCCGATCACGGGCGTCGCCATGAGCTTCTGGGTGGCCTGGTCGCCGGTATCCGAGCCCGACTTGTATCCGGACTCGAAACCCTTCTCGATCCCGTGCCACCAGGAACTGGCTCCGTTCCCGATCGAGTTCAGGACGTCGCCGAATCCGCCCACGGATCACGCTCCCTCAGGGAACGCGCCCGCATCGGCGGGGTACACGTCAACGGCGGTCTGGCTGGCTTGGAGACCGTACGCCAGGTCATAGCCGACATGATCGGCATTGGGCCCGTGAAGGGCCATGTCCACGCCCAGGGCGGGCGTGTCCGGGAACATGCTCACGTAGTTCCCGACCTCGGTCCACCAGTCCATCAGGCCATCCCCTTGAGAGTGCGGACAAGGTTGCGGGCCGCGCTGCTGGAACCCGGCTGATTGGCCATGTGCTCGAAGACCGGCAGGTATGCGATCAGGCGGCGCATGTCGTCGTCCGGCTGATTCGGCAGGCCCAGAGCCTCCGGCCCGGGTCCGGGCCCGGAGTCCGCACCGGCCGTCACCGGTACGTCCGGCTGCTGCGTCGGCTGATCGAAGCCGATCAGGCCGTCCGTTACATCCCCGGCCGGCTGCGGAGCCCCGACATCCCCGCCGGGAGAGGCGGCCACGGGCGCCGCCTGCTGGAGCTGCTGAAGCTGCGTCGCGTCGCCGTACTGGCCACCCGTCGGCACGCGGACCGGCTGCTTGCCCGGTCCGCCGTCGGTGCGCTGCGAAAGAGCGCCCGGCCCGCTGACGGGGGCCGGGCTGCCCGGCTGCCTGTATCCGCCGCGGGCCATGCGCTACTTCGCCTTGTTCGAGTCGTTGCTGCCCGTGGTCGGGTGGCCCGGCTGGAGGCTGGTGGAGTTCCACCCCGCGATGTTGCCGGTGGTGTCGTTCGCCCCACCCATCGAGTTGCCGGAGTTGTCGCCCGACATGGGCGTCTGGGTGTGCGGGCCGATCATGCCGCCCTTCTGGGAGGCCATCGGCTGGCTGCCGCCCTCGTGGAACGGGTCGCCCGCAAGCGTGTCTGCCATGGTCACTTCTCCTTCTTGTGTCCAGCGGCGCAGTACTTGGGCTTGGCGCCCTTCCCTGACCACTCCTTCTTGGGCTGCTTGCACCCGTCGTGCTCGCAGATGACGTCAGGGTCCATGGCCACCTGGCCAGCCTCGAAGGACTGCTCGGTGACCGCCTCGCACCCCAGCCAGTGGACGGGGGTGCCGTTCTCGGCCGGACGGCCGCACGCCTGGCAGTCGCTCATGCCGGAACGCTCCTCTTAACTGATGCGGACGCTCGCGGAGCGCCGCCGCTGGTCAGGCCGGCGAGCAGCGAGAGCACGTCGGGCTTGCCGCCCGGTCCCATCTCCGCCTGGCCCGGGGCGATGCCGCCCGGGGCGCCGGTCGTCGGGTTGATGCCGAAGGGAACGCCCCCGGGGCCCTGTCCCTCGCCAGGGCCGCCGGGAGCGCCGGGGAGCCCGCCCGCGGACGTGGGGGGCGCGGGCTGGGGCTCCGGCTGGAAGGCGGTCAAGATGGCCTCGTGCATGGGCATCTTGTCCCGCAGCTCGATGAGCTTGGCCATCTTGGCCAGGATCTCCGTCGGATCCATGCCCTGCTGAGCCATGATCCCGATGGAGGACGCGAGGGCGAAGACGCCCTGCTTGAGAGCGTCGGTGGTCTGCTCCTGATCGACCTGCGCCTGAAGGCTGGCCACGTCGATGTCCATGGGCAGCTGGCGCTGGACGAAGTCCCGCGAGACAAGCTGGTCCCCGCGGAGCTGGAGCAGGAAGATCAGCGCCTGGTTGGGGTTCATGCCGGAGGCGAAGCCGTAGCTCACGCTCACCCGGTAGTTGCCCTTGATGTCCTTCGAGGGCGTGTAGCTCTCCTCGAAGGGCGTGCCGTTGATGACGCCGGAGATGGACTTCTTGGCGTCCGGCCAGAACTTCTCGTCCATCTCGAAGCACAGCTCCAAGGCGCGCTCCAGCGCGTCCCCGATCATGAGCTGGCCCGTGGCCACCTGGATGTCATAGCCGCCGTTCAGGGCGTTGACGCCCTGCCCGGTAATGATGGACGCGTGCACGTCGCCGGTCGCCGAAGCCGGCGTCCGGGTGCCCTTCATGACCTCTTGCTGAAGCAGCTCATCCTGCTGCCAGGCGGCCTGTGGCAGGTCGGTACCGACGCGACGGATCTTCTCCGGCGAGTTGGTGCGAATGATCGCGTCATCGCCGAACGGGATCTTCTGCACGTCCGTCGGGATGGCCAAGGGCGCCCGGACGGTCTGCTGGGTGGCCTGAAGGCCCAGCATCGCCACGCGGTTGCGGGCGAGCATCGGCCAAATGATGTCATCGAACTGACCGCGGTCCTGGTCGTCCCAGGACGGCTTGCGCGCGATGGCGACGGGGACCTTGCCGAAGTGGTTCGGCGTCACCATCAGGACCAGGTTCTTGCGCTCCGGCATGTACAGGACGTACTGCTCAGCGTCGCAGAACTTGACCAGCTCCAGCTCCGTGTCCCCGGTGACCTGACGGCCGAAAGGCTGGCCGTCGCCCAGGATGGCGGCCTGGTGTTCGGGGAACTTGGAGGCGAGCTTGCGCGCGGACTCGCGCCACACCTTGGTGTACGAGCGGACCTTGCCGGCCACGTCGTACTCGGCGTAGTGCTTCATCGGGTTGTCGATGCGCAGCCGCGGCCGGCCGGTCTCGAAGTCCGGCTCGACCACGATCGGCATGGCGCCGTACGTCAGATACCAGTCGCAACCCTGCGGCATCCGCGCCTTCAGGTTGCTGTCGATGATGTACGAGTACGCGACCTTGGTCCGCTTCGCCACCATCTTCTTCTGGCGCTCGCTCGTCACCACGCCCGGGGCGCAGTTCAGCGACGGCAGCGGCGCCAGGTTCTCGGCGAGCTGCCGCGCGGAGGTGTCCAGCACGTTGGCCGTGATCGGGCGCGGCCACGCGTCCGGCATGCTCCCGGGCGAGATGTTGTCGATCTTCTGCGCACGGGCGTCGTAGACCGTCTGATGCCGGGCGTCCCGCTCCTGGGCGTCACGGCGCAGCGCCTCTACGCGGCGCGCGATCTGATCGATATCCGCCATGACCACCTCCTGCGGCGGCGAAATGTACGACAGGACGTCAACTTTTAGACGTTCGGGACCTTCAGGGCGTCCCAGGACGTCCGGCCGGGGATGCCGTCGGCATCGGGGCCGGAGAAGCCCAGATGGCGCTGCCAGGCGGCAACCGACGCCCTGTCACCGGAGCCGAAGACGTCCTTGTTGGCCGTGGACCGGTACCGGCCGCAACCGACCGCCACCAGGCGGTCATGCATGGCGGCGATGATCGGGCTCTTACGGCCGTCCACGAAGAAGGCCGAGCCCGGGAAGGGCTCGTACTTCGGCTTCGGCGCGTTCACGAACGCCGGCCAGCTGCCGGGGTCGGTGTGGTTGTTCTCGGGGACCTGGCTGTGTCCGTACCAGCCGCCGCGGGTCTCCCAGGTGTGCTCGTCCCGGTGGGGCTCGAAGCTCACCGGGTGCCCCATGGGCCAGGTGTCGAGCACGCCCCAGCTGCGCACCCAGGCGTTCAGCTCGGACCAGCCCTTGCACGGCGTCTCGGCGAGCGACGCCCAGACCTTGCCGTCCGGGGTCCGGCAGTAGGGGAAGAAGAGCGCTTCGATCTGGAGCACCACGCGCCCGGCCCGGTTGGTCCGGGTCCCGCCGGCCAGGTCCACCACGGACTTGCTCCGGCTGTTGGCCGGGTAGAACTGCGCGAAGCGGCCAGTCCATGGGTCCCAGAGGATGTGCGGCGCCATGCCGACGCCGACGCCGGTGAAGTAGCTCTTCAGGTTGGCGAACGGCACCAGGTCCACGGGCTTCGCCGCGGATGCGTTCTTGTCCCAGGTGATGTGCGCGATGGCGCGCGCCGGGTACTGCTGATCGGTCGGGGCGTGATCGCCCACGTCGGCGCGCAGGGCGCCGGGCATCCAGAGGTCTGCCACGTCTACTCCCTCACCACGAGATGGCGCCGTTCCAGGCGCCCGCGCCCTGCTGCTGCAAGGCGAAGTCGATATCCACGACCATCTGTCCGGCCTGGTCGCGCTCCGAGACGAATTCGGACTCGCTGCGGTGCCAGCCGGAGAAGTCGCTCACCATCAGCTCCCGGCAGCGGATCTCCGCGAACCACAGGGCCATGACGGTGTCGGTCAAGCCGCGCGTCTCCGGGAACCAGGAGCACAGCTGCTCGATCAGGGCCCGTACGCCCTCGGACTGCGTCTGCGACGGCAGCCGGATCAGATTCCGGCCCTCGGCCCAGCCGTCGAAGAGAGTCGCCATGCTCGCCACGCCGAAGTCCACGTCCCACTTGTTGCTGTTCGTGTGGTGCGGGCTGATCAGGCAACCGCGGGCGGTCAAGTAGTCCTTGATGTCCCGGTCCTGGGTAATGCTCGCCTGGTACGCGTTCTTCTCGATGCGCCACTCGGAGATGCCGTAGCGCTCGGTCAGGCGCTTGATCTCCGCGCGCATCTCGTGCGGCGGCATGCCGCGGCGGTTGACGACGTCCAGCACCCAGCGCACGCCGGTGCGGCGGTCCAGCCCGATGACCACCATGGCCGTGCAGCCGGCCGCGGCCGGGTCCAGCCCGGCCACCACGAGCAGGCCATCCATGCCGTACTTGCGGTGCTGAGGCTGGCCGTCGCCCATGCGGCCCGGATACCGGGCCCGGTCGATGCAGCCCTGTACGTCGGCCTGCTTAAAGATCGCATCATCGGAGACTTGGTCTTGTTGATAGACCATGCTCCAGTTCCTGGGCGTCATCTTCCGGCGCTTGCGGGCCAGGGCCTCGCCGTGCCACATGGGCCACAGGCCGTCCTTCGGCCAGCCCTCGGCCTCAGCCTGCTTGCGCGCCTGGATCGTCACCGGTGGCCGGTTGGTCGCCGGCCACAGCGTCTCCCAGTCCTTCGGGTTCTCAGCGAAGTTGAGCACGGCCGGCTGAGTCAGGTACGTCCAGGGGCTCTGCCCCTCGGAGTAGTACTGCGGCTTCAGGATCTCGGAGTACAGATCCGTGGTCGCCATACGCGTCCCGATCAGCAGCATGCGCCCGCCGACGTCGGCGACACGGGAGCCCACGATGTTCTGGATCCAGTCGATCTGGGACTCGAACTGCTGGTGGTTCGTGTTGTCCACGCAGTCATCCATGATGACCAGGTCCGTACGCGTGCCGTAGATCTGGCCGCCGATACCGACGGCCTCTACGGTGTACTCCTTCTCGCCGGAGTCGGCACCGGCCACACGGATCTGCGTGTTGCTCCAGGACGACGCGCCCTCGGCGAAGCCGCCGGGCGGGCCGAACGCCTGTTGAAGGTCGATGTACGTCTCGGACTCGGCCAGGCGCTGCTTGATCGAGAACAGGAACTTCGCGGCCATGGACTGGGTCTTGGAGACCAGCAGGATGCGGATGTTCGGATCCTGGCAGATCCGCCACACCACGTAGTTCACGGTCAGCGTGGTGGACTTCGCGTGCTCGGGCGGGGTGTTGACGACGATCTGATCGTCGTCGCCCTTGACGTACCGCTGGGCCGGGTGCAGGTCCCGGGGCCGGCGGCCCTCAAGCAAGTCGAACCACTGCAAGTGGTGCTTGAAGAGCTTCGTCCCGAGGTAGCGCTCGCAGAACTCCGGGAAGTCCGGCACCTCCTGGGCGCCGCCCTTGGCCTTCTCGATGTTGCTCTGAAGCGCCCGGTCGATCAGGCCCCGGAAGTCCGGGTCCGTCTTGCGGTAGTAGTCGTACGTGCTCCGCACGCAGCCGGCCTGGCGGCAGCCCTCTTCGATCGTGTGCCCCATCCTGACCGTGGCCAGGATGATGTTCTTGCGGTCCTTGCTGGACGCCTTGGAGATCCGGCGGTCCCTCGGGGCCGCGGGCTTGCCGTCCTTGTTGACCGTCAGGCGGGCCACTGCGCCTCCCGGCGCCACTGGCGCTTCTCGTGGGCACGCTGGGCCTTCTTGGCCCGGCCCTTGCCGGGGCAGTCGATCCCGGCGGGCAGGTTGCATTGCGGGCACCAGGGGCGGCCGAAGGCGCCCAGCATCCGAGCCACTGCCGACCTCCCCGCGCCTCGGGGCCCTCTGGGGGCCCGACCGGGGGCGGAAGGTACGTCTGAGAACGCATTTCTGCGAGCAGCGCAGAGTTATCCACAGGTGCCTGTGGATAACCTCCGTGGATCTTTGTAGGAAAACACAAACGCGACACGCCGTGAAAGCTTGCAAAAGGGGGTGATCCATCAGCTAAGCTCGACCCAGCGAAGCTCGACCGGAAGGAAAAGCGTCTCCCGGTCTCAGCAGCGGCCAACAGGCCGCAGCGTGACGCCCCCTCAGGGCGTCAGAGCAGCTCAGGGCCCCTCTGGGGCCCTTTCGCATATGCGGCGCAAGGCCGCTCCCCAAGCGGCCTGAAAGCGCCGCCAGATGGAGCCCTGAAGGGCTCAGCTGAGCCGCCGGCAAGGCGGCTCGCAAAGCTGGGGAGTTTGGCCCAGAGACCTGGTCGGAGACCAGGGATCGGGGGCAAGGGTCCGCTTAACACCCCGGGGTCAAACCGGGGTGAAGCGGTGCAGGTTGGTGCTGGTCAGGGTCCAGACATGGACCCTTGCCCCCGATGAGCGGAGGCGGACACCTCCGCTCGCCTGTGAATCCCAGGCTCGCAGTCCGCCTCACCATGGATGTGAGCCCCACCAGGGCTCACATAGCAAGGGCCCAGCAGTGCTCGCCTGATGGCGAGCACACCATGTGTGCACCACTGGCGTGGTGCACAGCTATGCGGCCAGCA